CGTCCAGATCACCGAAGCAGCAATCGCGGAGCAAGCCGACGATTCGCCAGTAGAGCAACCACCAGAGGTCAATGAACCAGGTTAAACCCAAGAACAGGTAAACCAGGCCATCAACCATAAGGAGCGCCAGCATCTGCCAAAACCACGCAAGCAACAAGCCCAATAGATGAGCGAGGGCGAGCGTGATGATGCGATACCAGGGGCGGGTGTCACCACTGACTTGTCGATAGGCGAAAGCAACCGCGCGGAGATACCGCAACGGGGCTGTCAGGACCCACCAGACGAAGCCAAGAACAGTCGAGAAGAAGAGCCAGTGGGGGCGGAAAAACGCACGCACAGCCGGAACGACCCTCTCCAAGACCAACACTGAGGCCACAAGGAAATTAATGACCCCAGCGTATATTAAAATGAACGCGATGTGATTGAGCAAGAGGCTGATATAAGGCCAGCAGTAGCCCAAAACGTACATCGCAGAGAGAAAGAAAACGGATATTTTTGGCGCACACCAGCGGGGAAACACAACGCCCACGAACCAGAAGGCTAGCCAGGCCCAATGGTAAGCGGTCAGGATTACGTGACCCACTCCCCGCATGGTGAACAATAGAAAATTTTTTATGTTTTGTAGATTTTCTTTGAGGATAGACCTCAGATTTTTATAAAAAGGTGCGGGGGAATACACGCACAAGAGAGGAAAGTCTAGGAGAAGGATTTCCGCCAAAAACGCAAGCGGAAATAACGTACCTTCATAAGTCCTAAAAAACCAGAAAGGATTGGCCCAGTCAGGGGTCCAGCCCGGAAAAACGCATGAGGTGAGGAAAAGAGGCCACCAGATGAATTTGACCGGACGCCAGATGCCATGTGAAAGAGGGAACATGACACCTACCACATCCTCGATGGTAAAAGAAAGCGGCACGCGGTCCCAAAGGGCGAGAAGAAGTTCTCTAAGGGGAAGGACCACGGCGGAACCCGGGAAAGCCTCGTAGTGGATTAACACACACCCGCCGAGGAAAGCAAACACCACCGACTCAGGCACCAAGTGCATAGCCGTGACCACCGTATTAAACCAGATAGGAATCTGGTCTCGATTGTCGAACAGGGTCTGTAACAGACGACCCAGAACGATTTTCGGGGAGATCGCGAAGAACACAAGGAATGTGAGCCGGGAGAAGATGGCCGCCACTGAGTCATTAGGCGCGCCCCGGAAGATAGACCGAAGTCGTTTCAGTGGGGCGAGGAAAAGGAACCAGCGCGACTCTACCGAACGGCGGCAAATGTGGCGCGTCGTCGGAACCGAGGAAAGGGGGTGGAGAGAAGTAAACACCTCATCGAGCGCAGAAAGAAGGCGGGAGGAAAGAAAGAGGGGAAGCTCGTAGAGGTAACCAAAAGTGAAGAAATTAAGGAAAGAAAATAAGGGGAAAAACCACCAACGCACAATAGGCGAGGGTGGTGTGAAGGTTGCATAGGCGAATACCGCAATGTTTGCCGCAGCCATTTGAATGGGCGTATATGACTGGCCACCTTCCAGAGCAAGCTGAGACGCCTTGGCGGAGAGGTCCTTGAACTTGGAACCTTCATTGCGCCAATCGAAACCTAGGAGCTTGCGGAGGAGAACGGGGGAAGTCATGCGGTGGCGGAGCGGTTCGCCGGGCATCATCCACTTCGGGAGGAAGACTGAGTCATCGACCGTGAAAGAAGCGCGGAGTTCTGGGTCCAGCTGTTCCCGCGATACCACGATAACATGGTGCGAGTAGGCCGAATGGACAACTCCAACGGAGAGGGTCAGTCCGTCAGCTTCAATCGAGTCAGTGACAAGCCACTCCCGACTGGCAAGGGGTTGGTGATAAGCGCCGGCAGTGTCACCGTCGGGAACCCATTGCAGCTGATCATCCATGTAATGCACCTGGTAAAGGGCAGGAAACATGGACGGCAACCGCTCAAGGGACTCAACAGGAATGACGGCGGTAAAATAGGCCGTTTTAAGGAGGGGACGGCCAAGAAAGAGGTCAACCACGTGTTCATGTGAAAGGAAGGGGAGGGCGTCATGACACACAAGGTAAGTGGGGGCAATAGGGCCCGGTTGACCGTTGGGAAGGATAGTAACAGGGGGGGGGACAGCAGGGGGGGGGAAACGGGTGAGATCTCGGACCGTCCAAATGGGGTTCCGAAGATCAAACAAAGTGGTCGCTCGAATGAGCTCCATTTTACTGGGCTTCATCGACATGACCTCGACAAGATCGTCTCGAGGGATGGTGGTGGAGAGGAAAGAAAGGGAGTGATTCTCCAGAGCACGCGCACCGGGGTGGGCGACGACCGCCGCTTGCGGCTGGGCGCCGATCCCAACCCGAGAAAGGAGGGGAGCGATGGTGGGGGGGAGGACGAAGGGGTAGAGGTCCAGGGACTGCCGGACCTGCTTCATGTAGCGCCCAAGCAGGGCGGACGACGCGGTGGCATGATGGGGGGTGCCAGCAAAGTAGCTGGCGTCCATGCCAACACGGTGCGCGGGAAACATCTCG